TTACAGATATCGGCCTCAGGATGCATGTACGCTATGTTCTCGCGTTGGCCGGCGACTTTCCATCACACCTCGAGTGACGAGACCGCGCGTGACTTGTCCGGTTTTGCCGAAGATATTCTAGCGACGGACATCACCCAGTATGATCACACGTGGCCGGACTTCCTCTTCAGGGAGTTCTCATCGGTTATGCGCGAGTACTGGGACGACTGGTACGTCGACCTGCTTGACGACTCTGTCTACGCGGGTTATTACTCACGCCCGCTCGACACCGCTGGCAAGCGCGGCACGTTCGTCGGCTCAGCTATGCCAGACCACGATATACACGCTGGCAACAGGTCAGGTAGTGCTTGGACATCAGTCTTCGCTAAACTCGGCATGACGTACGACTGTCTCACATTGTGGGACGACATGTACGGCGATGTCGAGGGCCACGTCGACGACTACCTGAGTTGGCGCATGTCCATGGCCTGCAAAAACAACGGTGACGACTCCATCATGGCTGGCACGCGGGAGGGCATAGCCCAATACCGCGCGCTGATCTTAAAGCGCGATGGTTCAGGATCCAAGCCGCACGGCTATTTCGACGCGGCGGTTGAGGTGGGCCACGTATTTTCGGGCGACCTGTACAGGAAGGAGATTGACGAGACGACGGGTCGCACAAAGTTCACGGCTATGCGTAGGATCCACACAATGCTCGAGAAGATCTTTGTGCCGGAACGCTCGATCAACGGTCTATTCAGACAGTTCTGGCCGCTTGGCATTTTCGATCGTTTGTCGTTGAATACCAACCTCCCAATGTTTGGCGTGGCAATGGACGCTATCAACAAACACTGGCGCACCAAGCTTCAAGCAAAACACGGCAGTTTCATCGGCATAGCTAGCGATGCCCTCGCTAACATGCCGATACCCCAAGGCGCCATGACCGCCATAGACGTTATGGTGTTGATGGATCCTGACAAGTTGCACTACCAGTTCAGAGACGATGAAGTTTCAAAGGATATCGTCGCACAAACGTCCGCCACCCTGGCGGTTCACGAAGTAGAACCCTTCTTAAGGAAACATTTCCATGGAAACATCATCGCCTAACGCACGCGATCAGATACAGGATATTGAGGGAAGCGCCGTCCTCGCCACGGACAAAACGTCCGCACGCGACCGGAGACAGGATATTGAGGGAAGTGCCGT